ACAAAGCCCAACAAATGTGTCACACACAGTAAAAGATTTTACTATTGATGAAGAATACACAACTTTACCATTTGTTGGAAGATACTTTCAGGATTATGCTGAAGCAATTGCAGAAAGTATGCTTTGGTTAACAGAGAAGTTTTCATCTGAAGCACCTCCAGCCAATGCAATACGTGGGCAAATTTGGTTTAATCGCAACGACGACTCGCTATACTATTTTAATCATCCAGATACTACTGACAGTAGCGAAATATCAAATTGGGCGCCGTTTGTCTCCAGTGTATCGGCAGATATCAACAGCCACATTAACAATTTAAACAACCCACACTTAGTGACTAAACAAACACTAGGGTTAAGCAATGTTGAGAATGTGTTTGTATATAATAAAAATTTAAACTTTGCAGAATACATTAACGGAACACTATCGACTTCAGACTTGGCTGCTGCGCAAACAAATTTAGATTCGTATCCAAAAGCACAGCAGTACCCTGCCACTACAGTTGTATCAACATTCTTTCCTATAAACGGAACTGCAAATAATAGTTTGAACTTAGCAGGAATTCCTGCTAGTGGATATATGACAGTGTCCACGCCAACATCGACATCTGGAATTACAAACTCAAGCACAACCGAATCTAATATAATTTCAGTTGCGGGTGGATCACAGTCTATACACTTTTTAGATTCTCAGGGTGGTGACTTATCAATACTTTCTGGAATTGGAAGCGACTTCAGAACTGTAGTTCCAAATGATGGCGGCATTAGATTCGCATTGCAAACAAAACAAACTGCACCTACAGCAACAGTCACGTTATACGCACAAGGTGCAGCAGGTGGGTCGCCTACTACAGCTGGAACGTTGGCATTCACAAGTACAAATGTGTCTGTCAATGGCAACAATGTATTTCACGAAGGTAATTTACCGACGCCTGGACAAATAAGTGCGTTGCCTATAGGAGGCACTGCACAAAACGCATTCTCGGTAAATGGAAAAATACAAACTACTAACGGAACGCAGAATCAAATTGCGCTGCGAGATTCATTAGGTGTAGTAGTTGGATCAACAGTTAGTTCAACATCAACATCGGAAGGAAACGCAGTGGGATCATCCGGAACACTGTTGTTTAGAAATAGTTCATCCGATTCAATTGTTAGACATGCAACAAAAAGTGATGTGCAAACTTGGATAAATGCAAATAGCTTTTTGACAGGAGCAAAACATTGGGCAGTGTGGTCTGTGTCTGGCGGAATACTAACTGTAATTAACAGCTATAATTGCAGCGTAACAAAACAAATTACCGGACAATATAAAGTTACACTCTTAAACAGCATCCCTACGTCAATTAATTATTGTGTAATTGCGAAAATAGATGATGACAAAGTAGTTGGAGGAACAGATACTACATTGGATTCTCTGGAGGTTGGAGTAGACAGAAGTCAACAAACAACAACATCCACTGTGATACACAGTTCGTTAATACAAGGAATTAAAGTTGCAAACGGAAGTGGGGGATACACAGCACAGTTTAGAAGTGTATATACCGACGCAACATTATATTCCGTCGGCATATTTTATTAAAACACAGAATCAAATGTTATATAGAATTCTCTTTATATGCGTATCATACACAAAAGTATATTTCAATCTATAGTATTAAAAATATGTAATGTGATGACCTGATAGCATAGTGAACTAAGATTTCTAGTTTTTTAATCCGGTGTGCAGCATATTGGTTAGTTGCTTACTCAACTAACCAAATCATTAATTAGGCATGTTCAGACAAATAAGTGTCATTTGAACAGTGGCTCCACAATTATATTATTTCTCCGTGGACGAGAATACCGCTATTTAATAATTTATGTGGCATGCAAGGCTACTAACCTTGCAGAGGCATCCAGTGTCTGGCTTCCTGAACATTCCGGTATACTACAGTCTACCTACCGTAATACCCTATATAAAACCCACCAAGTTTAAGGTAGCACCTGGCATCGTCTTATAATTATACTACTTACCTAACAGTCTGTCAACAGCTTATGCTTTTGGAGACAAAGTAAATTGTATATTAGTGATTTTAGGATTTTTTCCAGCAATATACGCTTCACTTGCGCCGAAATTTATCCTTCCAACAAGTGCTGCTTCTTCTTCAGTTAGATCAAAAACAAACACTTCTTCAGTACTATCCCAGTGTGTTACGAATTTAATCGTAGTGGTGTTTGCTTGCTCTATATACATGTCGTACCCACCTTCATGGTCCATACCGTCGTCGTCTGTAGTTACAGTAATTCTAGACACGTAATGGTTCTGAACTGGCCAAGTGCCATACCAACCTGGCTTAAGGTTTAGCACCATTACACCGCTATCAACTGTTAGTGGATTCATCGACCAAGATGTTCCATTCCACAATGCGTATGGCGTGCCAGCTGGAGGTGTGGGGCCTCCAGTAGTAAGCAACGACGTCCAGTATGAGTCACTTAAATATGTGTACGGTGACTCATTTACCGGTAAGGGTGGAGGAGTTGCGGTTGCTGCTTGTACAAATGTGCCACCATAACAATACGAGATTTCCGGGAAGTCACCCTCAATCACGTTAGTAATTGTCCAGTCGCTGGTATCAAATATGCTCCCGAAGTTATCGTATGGTGCAGTACACAACAACCGACTTCCATCGGCTGTAAACGATAGTGACTGTACTGGAACTCCTGCCTCGAGTGTAGTGACTTGTAAATACTCTGCGACTTCCCAGCCTACATTGACATCTACCAGCACGGCTACGCCAGACTGGCCACCCATTACTAAGTAATTACGTGTTGCGTCTTTAAAATATGCAATACTCTCGGCGCCGGCATAGTAGGCATTACCAACAATATTAATTAGTCCTGGAGCTGATACTTGGCTCCAATCACTAGTGTTATAAACGTGAATATCCATGTTGTTTGCCATGCCGGCCACCAACTGGGCGCCATCATTCACAAAAGTGATTGCACAGCCGTAACCTGAACTAGGAAAGACGATTCCGTTCGAGACAATTGTCCAATCACTAGCATCATAAACTGTAATTGCTGGTCGTCCAGATTGCCCATCAACACATGCCAGCATCGAGCTGTCTGGTGACCAAGCGATGCAATCTCGTGAGTCACGTGAGAAAGGTATTGATGCAGGCGTAATAACTGACCAGTCGCTAGTGTTGATAATACGAAGCTTCAGTGTACTATATGCTTGCACAACTGCAATTTTTGTTCCGTCCGGAGACCATTTTATGGAAGTTATTTCGTCAATAAATCCCATCACAGATTTGATCCATTCCCAGCCTGCGGTTTCATAAATGGTTACATACGGTGCATCGTACGCGCCAAAGGCCACCATAGTGCCATCCGGGGAAACAGTTACTACCGGTCTCTGCTCAGATAAGGTTATCGCAATATCTCTCTCCAGGGTATAAACATCTGTTGCGCTATCAACTGTGTACACAGGGATAAGAGGGTCAGAGTCGTTCATAATAATCAACCTGTCAGACCCTAGTGGTGTTGGCGGCTCTAGTGCTGCGCCTGGACTTATAACTAGCCCACCCTTTACTAAAAGTTTTCCTTTAATTTTAAATGCTGACATATTTTCCTATAGCAACTGTAGTGTGTTTGCTATTTATCTTTAGAACGGTGCCGGGTTCACAAGATTGTTGGCCAATTTCTGAACCAAGTGTGCTTTCTTAACTTCTGTTAAAAAGACACCGTCGCGCCGAACAAGTTCTTTTAATTCCAAGCATTTCGAATCAGTATCAAAATACTTTTTCAAAAAATCGCAATCAGATGTAAACGATAGCGTAGCTGCTTTGCTTCCTAAGGATGGAGTCTCTATAGAAAACTTTGTTATGTCGTGATCTCGGTTGATCTTAATGACATCTGCACTGTAATTAGATTTACTGGACACAATTGTCTTTCCACCCTTTTCTGACAGGTCGCGCCACACTTGATCTAACACATGGTACATCTTTTCTCTGTTGCCACGATAAGTTAATTCAAACACGGCAATGTACTTTTTACGAGCGTTGTTATATGACTTTACTAACGAAGTTAGCTTCTTCACAACGGGACCTAGTTTTACTTTCAATTCGTCAGAGTTTGTTTTAAACACAAACTTAGAATCTTCCCAGTGCTCATTACGATACGTGTGAACCAAATAATAAAAAGCAGTGTAAAAAAAGTTAGTAAAATGGCCTTCACTAACTTTTCGGTATTCGCCATCGCTATTAACATACGGAATAGTTGTATAATCCAAAAGTTGATATGAGCTTAATGCTTTGTTAACAGAATCCTTAATGTTTCCTCCCATCGAAATGCCAGAATACATGTGCTCGTGTTCCTGAACAACAGAGACTGGAAGATACCCGTTTAATAATAACATTGACACTAAGTCAGTGTTGTCAATAAAGTCCTCAAGGGCCAGTCTCCGCTTCTCATATTTTGCAAGAAAGGAGTTAAGCAATGTGTTGTCAACTTCTGGAAATTCCGGACTCATAAGTTCACCTTTGATCAATATACACACATTGTAGCACAGGGAAAATAAAAGTCAAGGTTTTCCGATAAATACTGCATATATTGAGGAAACTGGAAATGCCACGTATTTCACTTTGGAAGCCCACTAGAGATAACGATTACTCGTTTAATGACAGAACCCTGAAAGATTATTACTTGATGGGTGGAACAGGAGTTTATGTTCACAAATACGAGGGTCCGTTGGGTGGAGGAGACGAAACTACTATCGAAGACGTTCTGTTTTTAGAGATTAGTTCCAGAAAGTATTCTGAAGATGTTTATGAACTTCGCGGGGTATATCAGCCCCAAGCATCAGATTTTAACTTATCGCAATTTGGCATATTTTTATCCAATGACACTGTGTTTATAACATTCCACTATGCAGACATGCTTGCGAAAATTGGAAGGAAGTTAATGAGTGGAGATGTAATTGAACTTCCACACTTAGCAGATCCAGACACCTTAGACGAAGACATGCCTGCTACGAAACGACTATATGTGATAGAAGATGCTGCACACGATGCATCTGGCTATGGAGTAAAATGGTGGTCACACATATGGCGCATTAAAGCTAAAATGATAACCGATAGTCCAGAGTTTAGTGGAGGATCAGGGGGCATACTAGTGGACGAAGATGGCAACCCTGTAAACCCAGACGGAACACCTGTACAACCTGGCCAAGGTCCTGTAGAAGTATGTGACGATTGCAACACTCTTCCAATCTCTAGCGTAAAAGACAGGCTATTAGAAATTACAGACGCAAACTTAGCAGATGCAATAGATGAGGTTAAGTTTGACCCCAAATGGTTCGATGCGGAGCACTTATGGGCCCTACAGGGCGACGACGGCACCTGGTATTTAACACCCTGGAGTGGCAGCGGCAATCCGCCAAACGGTCAGCCTTTAGCAGGAGCAGGATTTGAATTTCCCGCTACACTTGTTGATGGAGATTTCTTCTTGAGAACAGACTATGTTCCAAATCGCATGTTCCAAAAACAAGGGACAGTATTTAAACGTGTATGGGATGATATGAGAATTAGATGGACTGCAACAAACAAAGTGATAGATCAATTTATCTATGAAAGAGGCACAGACATAATGTCTGACGGAACTGAACAGAATATTAAAACTGCTATATCCAAAGCTGTTAAACCAAAAGTTAATTTACAAGAAGACAAGCTGAACGAAATATACGGCGACTACAAAAAAGGAACTAAGAAATAAAATGGTTGATTTCTTTTATGATAATCAAGTAAGACGCTACCTACTTCAGTTTATGCGTATCTTCTCTGAATTACAATACAAGCATGGTCCGGATGCAAACGGTAACTACATACTGTCTCGCATTCCTGTGATTTATGGTGACATGTCTAGAATGGTTGCACAAATCATTACGGGCAACACAGAGAACATTGCTATGACTTCCCCAAGCATGGCTGTAAAGATTGTAGGTTTGGAGCTGGCACCAGAAAGAAGAAATGACCCAATGTGGATAAGCAAAAAGCAAGTTGCAGAAAGAAGTTTTGATGCAGCAACACAGACGTATGGGTCAGAAATAGGAAACCGGTATAGCGTAGAACGTTACATGCCTGTGCCATACACACTAACGTTCCAGTTAGATTTAATGACTACACTAACAGATGTAAAATTGCAAATATTAGAACAAATACTTACAATATTTAATCCATCTGTGCAATTACAGCAAACAGACAATCCATTAGACTGGAGCTCTGTATTTGAAGTTGAGTTAACAAACATAAACTGGTCCAATAGAAGTATTCCTGTAGGGGAAAGCACAGAACACGATTTTGCCAGTTTAACATTTACTCTGCCAATATGGATTAATCCTCCTGCAAGAGTAATGAGACAGAGAATTATTGAAAAGATTGTAACTAGAGTGTGGGCTGGAACTATAGATAGAAAAGCGGATGATATTTTTGCATCACTTAGTCTAGTTAAACAGTTTACGTTTGCTTCTGATGATTTAATGATAGATGTTAAGCCATATACTATAGCAGGGTATAGCGAAGTTCAGCTGTTACATAAATATGGAGTAGGTAGTGACGATCTCACTTGGGACAGTATTGTTGAGACATACGGAAAAGTAGAAGTTGGGACAACTAAGCTAAAATTAAGAACTAACTCTAATCTAGATATAGAATCAGGAGATATTTACGGCGCTGTTACACCGCACCCCAGCGATCCAACAAAATTAATATTCCAAGCTGACATAGACACAATGCCGGTAACAATCTCGGGCGGTCCAATTGATAGACTTATAGACCCAACATTCATGTGGCCTGGGCACGGCTTGCCTGCTGCTGTTGAAGGACAGAGATATTTACTATCTGGCACAGAGACTGGCGGAGATGAACCTGCAATTATTAGTGGGCAAGTAGGACACCCAAATTACTGGGGAAATCTCATTGCATACGAAAATGACATTATCACGTATCACTCCGGTGCATGGGCTGTTAGTTTCGATAGCAGAACTGAAAATGCTGAGCAACAAGTTGTCAATAAAGAAGATGGCGAGCATTATAGATTTGATGGTCGTGACTGGGTGTATTCTTACTTGGGCAGATATAATCCTGCATACTGGAGCTTAGAAAACTTAGTAGGCAATAACTAAAAAAGCCCTATCTAACAGCGGTATGAAATATTATCCGGTAAATATTGTTACAATGGAAGCAATACGAAATACAAATAAATTTGCTTGTGGAGCGGCGTTTATTTCAGTTAAGACTGGAAGGGTATTGCTTAACCTTAGAGCTCCGTACAAAACACACAGCCTCACATGGAGTTTATGGGGAGGCATGTCTGAAGATAACGAAACCCCTAAAGAATGTTTGTTCAGAGAATTATCTGAAGAAATGGGGTTTGTCCCCGATATTAGTAAAATATACCCGTTCGACATTTATGAAAGCACAGATAAAAACTTTAGATACTACAGTTTTATTTGTATTGTCGGCGAGGAATTTATTCCTGAATTAAACAAAGAGGCAGCAGGGTATTGCTGGATCGAATTAGGGCAGTGGCCAAAGCCAATGCACCAAGGGGCGAAAAAGACGTTGTGTTCTAACAACAGTCTTGATAAATTAAATATTATCTTATCACAACATATAGAGACTAAAAATGACAGCCAAGGTGGTTGATTTTAAGCGGGCTAAATTAAGAATTGCAATTCAAAAATTTGAAGAAACAGGTATCATTGCAAAATATCTGCTTAAAGACGATATGTATAAAAAAGCTGTAGGTATATCAACTACAGGGAAATATATAGAGCAAATCATAGAAGCACACAAAATACAAAGCTACATAGACTTGCAGGCGGAGTTTAGTAGAGACTTAAAATCACTAGAATCTAACCTTAAAACAAATAGTTCAAAATTTAAATTCCCCACCATCTTATGCAACTACAGAAAAGGAATTAACCCCGTAGTTGCACTGTATCACAATGTACAGGAAGCATTGTTTAAATACGATCCGAAGAATAAAAAGTATGTTTGGATAATCAATTTGTTTTTAAACAAACGCTGGTTAACTGAACTATTATCTGCAATAAACACCGACATCAAAAGCATAAACACAATCATCAAAAAATACAATTCAAATCGCGACTCCACATACATCAACGCAAAATTAAATGAGCTGTTAGACAAAAAGAAAAACCTCACACATTATGCTGAGGTTTTTGTTTTAGTTGAAGAGTGGAAAAAAGATAGTTAAGTATGAAATATAGTTACTGGCACTGAAGTAGCTGATCCGAATGGGTTTCCGGAAGACCAAGACCATTGCGCGTATGTTGCACTTGATGCAGAGTATGTCGCTGCGGATCGATTGTACGTTGTGCCATTTACGATTATTGACGAAAAGACTCCGTCCGTATTTGATATCGTTCCTGCAGTGGTCAGATAAAAATACATAACAGAATTAAACCACTCTAATCCGTTGATTGTTGCGCCGCCAGCTGTACCTGTTGAATACGCATACGATGACATGCTCCCCATTGCTCCGCCGCCATACCCAGTGTATCCGTACTTATCGTAACCAACCGTCAGAGTATAAGCCTGGCCGGACAATGGCCCTGCTCCCCAGAAATTCGATATCGCAATCTGTCCCCCGGTAGGAATACCGTTTGGATTAACTGCGTTCGAGGCAACGTATGCTCCGCCCTTATAATATTCGGCGAAGCCAATATCGCCTCCGCCGCCGAATGTTGCTTGTATTGATGCAAAGTCTATTTGTCCTGAACCCGGTAACGGTGCCACTGTTTTCTCCTTATGTTATACTTGAACTGAAATGATTACTACTGACTCTTCAGTTGCAACAATATCAACAGACTTAGTGGCGTCATATTGAAAAAATTCTTGATGCCCAATTGTTGCACCATTAATGGTTACAGAACCTTTGCACACGTGAAGTAGCGCGGGCGCCTTCGCATCCAGAAAGACTTTAGTAGCTTGCGTCGCACCTGCTGCCAATTCGTAGTCTTTAAACTTATACGGATTTGTATTCTTAGGAATGTAGCAAACCATCTGAGCACCTTTGTAAAATGTGGTCTCTCTGACAGTATTCGTGACAATGTACGGGACATCCTTAAAGGTGTTTGGTACACCTCCCCCATATGAGTATTCAAGATTGAACTCAGGTAGCGTAGCGTGAAACTGACCGCCAAGTGTATATGTAAACCTGTTGGTTAGTCTTATGTCGACACCTGCCTGCTGTCTTGCAGCTATGTCAGGTCGAACTTCTGGGTCGATTGTCGGGAACACTTGCATGCCTTCACCCGACTGTGTTGAGGCAACAGTCTGTTCCTCGAACCATTCTGTGTACCACAATACAAAGTCAGGCAGATCTATTTTAGTAGAAATATATGGCCTCACGATTAGTCCTCAAATGAAATATTGGCAGTTACAATATACGGTGTAATTGTCTGAACTACTGCGGCTGGCTTTTCAACAGTGTGGCTAGTTCCCACTACACTGGAATAAAAAGATGTGTCTAAGTGTAGGACATCCTTTGCCTTTTGCCATTCGGCCTGTGGCGATGAGTTTTGAAGCATGGCGATCAGCGCCTCTTTGCTCGGTGCATTATTGGCAGTAACTTTAACTGTTAATGGCTTTAACTCCGGGTCGTCCGGTGTGTAGAGCACAGTAAATATTGATATGCCGTCGAATGCTTTAATTTCCATTGAACATGTGTACATTTGATTCTCCTAGTATTAAAATGTTAAGTATTATGTGTGTGCTATGGTTACAGGCACCACGGCGCCAGCTGTTGTTCCGAAAGGATTAGTTGTAGTATTCCAGTACCAAGTGTTACCCCCTCCATTAACGCTATTTGCCGCATTAAATCCAGCAGCAGAGCTACGAGTGAAGGTCACTCCGTTTACTGTTACTGATGAGAAATTTGAATCGTTGTTGGCTATTGTTTCAGCTGATCCTCTCTGTAGTGCAAATTGAAGTTGATCGCTACTCCAATACAGACGGACTACTGTATATGTGCCATTAGTATATGTGTCATAGGCAGTGGAGGACATCGACCCTAAGCTAGGACCATACCAGCCCCATGCATGAATGCCATATTTGTCATCGACGCCATGTCCTACCGTAAGACTGTATGCTTGACTGTTGTTAGATACGCTTGATTTTAGCACTTGTAAATTCACTGAGCCGCCAGTGTCTGGATAAGAAACGA